GTTCAATAGCAATGTCTAAGTATAGTTCATTTCTATCAATTCTGCTTGGAGTATTGTTTGACTCGTCACAAACTACTAAGAAGTCATATAGTGCTCTTTGACCAACTAACTCAAGCATCAAACTTTCTGCTTGCTGCTTAATCTCATCACGTGTGATTTTATCATTTGGTTCAAAGATGTAAGGTTTAGCTAACTGATTTAACTGTGAACGTAAGTAAATTACCAAACGTGCAACGTTAATTCTGTCTAGTGCGCTTGAACCTCTTGCACGAGTTTTCTGTCCGTAGTTAACAAGACCAGCACCGCTAATGAATGTAATCGGGTTAACATTCTGTGCGTATAGTGTATCACGCTGTCCTTCGTTAAGTGCTACAGTTACAAATTCGCCTTCGCTGTTAACATAACCAGTTGCAGTAGCATTAGTAATACCGCCACGTCTTGTACCTGCCGGTGCAAACCATGGGTAGCTAACTTGGTCACTCAGTGCAACAGTACGTAGCATCATGTGGCTCGGTGGTACAACAACATTATTACCTGCATTGTCACTTGTAAAGCCCCATGGGTAGAAGATACCAAAGTATTCGTCTCTACTTACTAGACCGTCGTCATTGTCTTCTGGTGCTAGTGCTTGGTTAGTTGCCCAATTGTTTAAAGCTGTTGCATTTGGCTCTAGTCTCGGTGGCGTGTCTCCGATAACAAAGGCACTTAGACCTCTGTCATAGTTTAAACTAATCATTTCGCCAATTAGCTCTGGGTAAGCAGGTGTTGCCATCAAGTTAAAGATACGCGATTCATCGTCGCGGATTTCGTCATTGCTGTTAACCATTGCTTGTAGCGCCTGTACAACAACTTTACGCTGTGCTTTACGTCCAAAGCTACCTGAACCGTCACCTTGGTTGCCTGACTCAGTAACCCAACGGTGTGGGTAGTATAAGTCCATTGCAGCATCACCTAAACGAATGTTGTCGTCATTTACATCAATGTAGTTGCGAACAAACTTCTTAACATTAAATCCACTACGTCTTAGGTTCCATAGCAACATACCTTTTGGATATAGTGCTGGATCTGGTGCATCTGGATCTAGGTAATCTGATGTTAATAATGCATCAATATCGCCTGCACTACTGCTATTTGCACCTGCTGTGTTGTAACGTGCATCGGCAAATAGTACACCGTTTTCTGATGTTTGGTCTGACTTGTCTAGAAGTTGCCAACGATTAGCTACAGGTGTGTTTAATAGATTTGCATTAAAGCGATAAATCTGTGGATAGTTTTCTAAATCACTAGTATCAATCCACAAATCGCCATCAACAAGTGCAGTACCATCGCTTTGTAATACCGGAGTACTTGCTGCAACGATCGGACCGTTTGGATCACAGTCTGTATAAGCTGCACTAAAGTTTTGATAGCCTACCCAGGTATCGCCATCGTGGATCATAATGTCTACTTCGTCGACAATTGAATTGTACCACAAGGCACCGTCGTTTGTTAGTGACGTTACTTCGTCTGTTGACGCAGTATAAAATGCAACTTCTGAATTAGACGAATTAACTGTTGCTTTCCATAAACTAGCACGTAGTTGTAATGGTGCTGTGTCGCCGTCTGTTCCTGATTCGTAATATAAATTAGGTGTACCGTCTGTTACACTTACAAAGTGTGCAAATCCTATGTTACCTAAAACAGGTGTGCTACCGTCGTCAGTTAATTTAATGTCGCCGCCTTTTGCATGAGATATTACAATTTTATTTCCTGTAACTACTTCAGCACTTACATGAGCAACTCCTGCATTTGAAATTGCTGCTGCAATTGTTTCAGCATCAGTAGTTGCTCCAGCTGTTGTAAATTCAATTACTACAATGTTGCTTAGTGCATTTGAATTAGGAGCAGTTGCTTGAATTCCAATATTATATGTATCAGCTGTAACGCCACTTGCGCCAATTGCAGATCCTACAACTGTTGTGGGTGCTACGCCGTTACGTTTAAATACTTTAAATGTTGCTAGTGGTTGTGTGTCGCCTGCAACGTTTGACTGTACATAAATATCTCCTGCTGATAAGTTTGCGCCGCCGCCTAATTTATCTAATGTAAATAATGCTTCTTCATTAGAACTATAAATTGGTGCTTCTACAGCATCCCACAATTTAGTAGCATCATTCCATACTTTCATTCTCCAACGTGCACCATTACCTGGCTCTGTTGTTTTAATCCATACAGATCCTGTAGGACGTGGAGTAGTATCAGATCCTTTAAATTCTGGAACTCTAGTGTGCTTATTGATATGCAATGCTGGAGAATAATATGTTCCTGTAGCAATACCTAATTCGCCTAGTAATGTAGCATCGCCGCCGATTGATATAGACCCTGTTCCTGATGAATCTTGTAGCGACGATTCACTACCATCATTGTATATTTCTAAACGTCCATCAACTGCGTTAGCAGTAATGTCACCTAATGGAAATAATCCGGCTATATTAGCTGCAACATCGCCAATTATGTCAGTGTCTGAAACAGTTACGTCTGTGCCGTTAATTGTAAATATTGAGCTTGCTTGCGAGAAAGACGGATTAGCTTTTGACCCTCTTACTGTGGCCCAGCTTTTTGTCCATGCTTCACTACCAATAAGCACCCAAATACCGCTTGCATTTCTATAAAAAGCTCTTACAATTGTACTACCAAAAACAACTGCATAATCGCCAATGGCTCAAACAGTTTGTTTCGGTATTAACCCACTTGTGCCGTTTATAGTATCATTTCCTGATTCTAATTTTGTTGAATCAGTAATTACAATAGGAGTTCTTGTTGTAAAGGACTGTCCGCCAGCACTTGTTACTGCTGCGCCGTTCCACTCTTGGATTCCAAATTTTGAAATCTGTGTGTCAACCCAATATGTTCCGTTAGCTGGTTTAGCTGCTGGTGCTTCAGAACTTGGTTCTAGTTCTGCTAAGTCGATGTCTGCTCTAACAACCCATGCTCTATTAGAAACGCCTAAATACGAATAAGCAGCTTGTAGGCCGTATTCGTTAAGCTCTCCAGCATGAATTGGATTGTTGTTATTGTCTGTGTAAAACAAAGGATCGCCAAACGTATCTGCTAGATCACGCTGCGATGTTAATAAGTATGGTTTACCAGCATTTGCCTTAATCGTACCCTGTGCTGTTCCTGTGCCGCTTGCATTCAGTTTGTTTGAAGCAGAAGCAACAAAAATCATTGGGGTCGTTCCAGGCTCTGCCGGAGTGTAGAATGATTCGTCAATTACTTTGACTTCTACTCCTGGTGATGTTAGTGCCATTGATATTTCTCCTATAATACGAGTTGGTAGTTTCGTTACTTGTATTTAGCACTCACTATTAAAAATAGCCCGTTTAACCACCGAAAAAAGGTACCAAAAAGGTGAGCTAAATACAATATGAGACCATTATGCAAGTGCGGACAGCGGCCAGCAGCTATAAATTACAAAAAAGAAAACAGAACTTACTATCGTAAGCTCTGCGAAACATGTTTACGTAACGGAGTAAATCATGGAATACCTAAATGGAAACAACGTGGGTACGAAAAAAAAGATAATTGCGAAAAGTGCGGCTATGCTTCTAAGCATCACGAACAGTTTAATGTGTTTCATATAGACGGAGATTTAAATAATTGTCGTCCAGGAAACTTAAAAACTATATGTGCTAATTGTCAGCGAATAATTCAAAAAAGTGGAGTGAAATGGAAACAGGGCGATTTAGTTCCTGACTTCTGATGCACTATAAGGATCGATGTGTTCAATGAGTTGAGACAAGTTAAACTCTAAATCTTCAAGTGTACCGTTATTGTCAATAGTATAATCTGCCATCCACTGTTCTAAGCTCATAGAGTTTTTACTCTCAGGAGGAAGATGATCCGAGCGATCTACCCAAATAGCTTTGTCAAATACCCCAGTATTTTTCATAGCATGGAATTCACGCTTGTTGCGTAGTCCGCAATAGATGTCGTGTGCTTTGAATATTTCTCTACCCAATGTACCTGCATCAGGTACATTATAATCACAAATAGCTTCATACCATTCTTGACGATGATTGTGTCTATCAGCATAGCACTGCTCTTCGTCGGTGTACCCGTACTTGTCTTTTAGATCATTATAGATAAACAACTTGCTACAGAACTTACTACTGCTTTCAAAACTATAACCATATTTGTCGCGAAGCATTTCACATACAGTGTCTT